TACCACAGGTTCCTGCCTTGTTGCTTTACAGGCGTATAGCCCAGACTTTGCAGATAGTCTGCCAGTTTGATTTGCTTTACATCTTGGATTGTCATATTACATATGGTTTTGAAGTTGATGAAAATTTGTTGATTTGATGAATTGTCAATGTAATATATTTATATACAGCCTCGTAACCTCTCAACATCTTCTCAACAAACCACTCGCCAAAAGAAAAATCAACAAACGGGTGTCGGTGGTCTCTCAACTTCTCTTTTGGCTTGTTGAGATTTTGTTGAGAATGTATATCGTTTATTGTCAGTGTATTTATACCCATATTCAACAATTCAACAGAAAAATGATAATATTACAGGGATTCAAGTTGCTCCCTTGTGACGGTGTAGAAGCGTCCCACTCTCCTTATCGGCTCATACCGACACTCCCGATTGCAGTTGAACTGGTAGGTGGTATAAGTCAGTCCGTTTGGCGCAGGGGTCAGTTTCCAACATTCCTGCAACACTTTTCGGACTTGGTGTTTCTCCACCTTTACCTGTGAGTGTACCAGCAAAAGAAGAATGTCGCTGTAACAGAAAGAGAATGTATCCGTGCCGACACTGTCCATGATGTCAAGGACAAGTTCGTGCATCTCTATCTCCAATCGGTTGCGGTTGCTGCGGATAATCTTCTGCAAGGCTTCTGTATGCAGCAATGTGGGGTTGAACCACATCCGGCTTTCCTTATCGGTGGATAGCTGTCTGTATTGCAGGAAATGGAGAAAGGCGGGTATCTCCGCTTTCAGTTTTTGCAGGAAGTCGGTGTCATCGGACTGCAAGCGGTCTATCTTGCGCACCCAATAGCGTGTTTCCCCTGCATCTATGATTACGGGCAGATACTCGTTGTTGGAGCACAGCACGAATTTGGCGAAGAATGCAATCTCGTCACGGTCTTTGCCTTTGGCTTCCACCTTGTAGGATAAGGTAGTGCTGAGGTTTTTCAACCGTTCGCTGTCCTCCCTGCGGTTGAGCAACACCTCATCCACCACGATAAGGAGCTTACCCGCCCAATCGGAATTGAACTGGCTGCGGAAATCCTCGTTGGTGTTGAAAGTCACATTGTTCTGAAAAAGGGCTTTCAGAAAGTTCAGGAAGGTGCTTTTGCCCGTGTTGCGTTCTTCCGACACCAACAGCAGGATAGGCAACTTCTGAATCGGTTGCAGGTAAAGCAGTTGTAGATAGTCCATCCCCAACTCGTATTGTTCCCCGAAGATGTGCTGTACCAAAGATTGGATATGCGATAAATCGCCCTCCTGCGGTCGGTGGTCTATCGGTTCGTAAAGGTTAAGGAACTTGCCGACCACGGAACGGTAGCCGATGTGTTCGGGTACGGTGCAGAAGCCGTCATACTTGGGAACGCTGCCGATGTAATCCTTGCCGTAATCCTGTCGCAGGGTCTCGTTGTTCCATGCGATGCGTTTCTTCACATACCCTCCGTTCAGTCTCGGTTGCTCCACAATCTTGTAGAGCGTTGTCCCGACACGGATAAATTCTTCCTTTGCCATGCCGCCATCCGATGGCGATCTGTGGCTGTCTTGTTGTTCGATAGCTGACATAATCAAATGGTTTTAAGTTTGAAAATTACCAGCTGCAAAAATATAATCAATTATCGGATAGGTTGTTATGCAAAACACGGCAGAATGGTGACAAATAGCCCCCGAAACAAAAACGTTCAATGGCTTGGGGCTGTGCAAACGGAAAAACTCCCGAAAAGCAAATGTCGGATTACGCTTTTCGGGAGAAAAAATCAGAGCGTCTGTCGTTCTGTCGTACTGACTTAATGAATTACTGACTTACCGAGTGAATAATGTCAGGCATTCAGCTACGAGAAGTATTCGGATTTGGATATACCGTTGGTATTCAGCGAGAAGAAGATGCTTGTTTTCTCTTTTCGCAGGTACAGTCTTTCAAGAACGGCATTGCGTACCCGTTCCGCTCCGAATGTGCCGATATGGAAAGCGAGGGTAACTATCGCTTCAAGGTTGTAAACCTCCATACAGCAATTATCGGATACCCGTATGCTTCGCCTTATCCCGTATTCCCTTAAAACTCCGCTCTTGCAAAGAGCCTTCAGCCCTGCACGGAATGTCGGGGCGGTTACTCCGAACAGGTCGCAAAGTTCCCATTCGCTCATGGCGGTTGCGCTAATGTCGGTCGGCAAGGTGATGTTGCCGTTGCCGTCCGTTGTGATGATGCTTCGTTTCATGGCTATGCTTGGTTATGGGGTTACACTTCCGAACGATGCGTTCAGCTTGTTGCCGAACATCGTCAGGTCATTGTCAAGTTTCTGCGTGGTTATCTTCGCATAGATTTGAGTCGTGACAATGTTCGTGTGTCCCAGAACACGGCTCACGCTTTCAATGGGCATCCCCTTGCTAAGAGCCAGTGTTCCAAACGTATGACGTGCGCAATGGTAGGAGATATGCTTCTCTATTCCGCATTCCGCCATTACCTTTTTCAGCTGTTTGCACATCGTCCAATAGTTGATTTTCCCGAAAACCAGCTTGTCTTCCGACAGATACTTGTACCGTTCGATTATCTGCAAGGGAATATCCAGCAACTTCACTTGGAACGGGACATTTGTCTTGTGCCGTTTCGACAATATCCATTTCTCACCGTTCACCTCCACTATTTCATCCGTTGTGAGTTCTTTCATATCCACGAAAGACAAGGCGGTGAAGCAGGCGAAAATGAACAGGTCTCGCACCAATGCGAGGGTGGGGTTGTCAAACTCGTGCGCCATGATTCTTTTGATTTCGTCCTCTGTCAGATACTCCCGTTCCTTAACATTCGGGCTGATATGGAACTGCGCAAACGGATTTCTCGGTATCAGTCCGTTATAGTGCGCACGCATGACCACGCCTTTCAGCCACATGCAGTTCAGCCAGATGGTGGCGTTTTTCAGTCCCCGTTCAGCTGTAAGATAAGCCGCAAACTCCTTGATGAAGTCGGGTGTAAGTTCCAGCATGGACATGTCTGTCCGTTTGTAGAATGACTTGATAAAGGCTGCGACATAGTTCCTTGCCCTTACCATGACCTTGTACGTGCCGATGCTGCGGTCTTTACCGACACGTTTCAGAAAGTTGGCGCAATCCTTGTCAAAAGCCTTTATCAGTGTCTCATACTCGCTTCCTACCCCTTGGTAGGCATTGCGCACCATTTCAGCCGTTACGTATGCCTCTCGGTCGGATATGCGCTGATAGTGCTTGATGATTTGCGCCTTGATGTTGTCCAATGCCAGATTGATGTTCCGTGCTTCGGCACTCTTGCCTTTGGCTCGGTTGCCTTTCGCATCCCAAAGGGTTTTCGGGATGGTCTGCTTGCAACTGAACTGCGCCACAGTACCGTTGATTGTCACTCGTCCCATGATGGGGACAATACCGTCTTTCTCCTTGCTGCCGTTCACGTAGAACAGCACTTTGAATGTACTTCTTGTCATACTCGTTTTTTGTTTGCAAAGTTAAATATCAACGAGTTAGACCTTGATACGCAAATCGGTGACAAACGGTGCAATAGCATCTCTCATATGTTAAATCTTACTCTTTCACGGGTAATGATTTGCAAACCATTCTTCTTCTTAAATCCGCTTTTCTTTGCGTTTCCCGATTTTTCGGCTTGTCATCATTTGACACCGTAACAACTCTGATATTAAGTCGTTTAGCGTCATTTCTCCCGTTTTTCGAGGTTATTCCAGAGATTTTTAGTATCTTTGCCAACGTATTATATAATATTAAGAACATAACAATGAAAAAAACATTTACACAAATCTGTGAATTGTTCGATCAATTCTCAAAAGATGCCAACCTCCAGATGGAGAAAGGCAACAAAGCTGCCGGAACTCGTGCCCGCAAAGTATCACTTGAACTTGAAAAACTTCTCAAACAGTTCAGAAAAGAGTCACTTGAAGCATCGAAATAACTTTCATTCTGGTTCTGACAGTAGGAATATGGCGAACTTCACGTGTACCATATCGAAAAAGCCTCTTCGCTTCACAGCGGAGAGGCTTCATTGATTATGACAAAGTTAAACATCAATTATGCGAAATTTCTATTTCGCTTTTGGAAAAAACAACTCCACTTTCGTATGTCTGTTGGCTTCCACGGGCATATAGTCGGCAATTCCACCTTTGCTAACTCTGATAATCCGCTTGGCTGGTATTCCACGTTGTTCCAGTTCTGCGGTAATAAAACCTGCTCTCGATATACTCAAAGAATCATTGATACTTGATGTTCCTGTAGAACTGTCGGCAGCACCAGTTACCCTCACGGATAAACTGTATTTCTTAGCTACACGAGCCAGTTCGTCAAGATTAAGCCTCTGTGAGGTATCCGTCAAATGTGTCGTATTGAGAGCAAAGAAGAAATAGATGGGTGCACCGATGCACTCTCCATCAGCGTATGAAAGAACCGTGGAATCCATAGCGAGAGTGTCCTGATGGGCGGACGGCACATTTCGGGAAGCCGTATAATTATACGATGGCTTTCCATTCTCAGTCTGAAGAATAGTCGTGTCAAGAGGTGACGACCCGTCCCAATAGCTATGCTTCAACCTTGCACGAAGCGAGTTCAAACCGCTATAATTATTTATAGGATATCTGCATCCGGTTATATCGTCGTTGTCAAAGATATGGCTATATGTATCGAGTAGTCCTTCGATTTCCAGAATTTTCTTTAATTCCACGAGCGTTCGCTTGTCTTGATTGTGACGTCCCACATAACGCCTGTTCTCCTCCGAAAGGAAGTTACCATAATCGACAAGCAGTTCGTTCCGATGGATGTAGGGTGCCGTATCCACCGCGCGCTTCCAGCCGACCTTACCGAGATGAAAGGTGAATCCGGCAGTCAGCGAAAGCATGTGATCGCCCGGACGGTTTGGATAGCCATACCCGTCGAAATCCTGGAATGTAGTTGTGTTAGAGAGTTCCAGCATAGCACTAACCCGTTTGGAAATACGGTATTGTGTTTGTATGCCGTAAGAAAGCGCAAAGGGATTGTTCCCGTTGGTGGCGTTATGTAGCAGACCGACACCCATAAAGGGTGCAAGTCTCCAACGTACCTGTTCCTGTCGGGCATATCTGCGTCCAAGGAGATTCCACAGGAGATCTGCATGGATATAATGGTAATCCTGCGTAGATAATTGTGCATCCTTAAACTGCAAGCCACTATAATTTACCCTTGCGCCGACCAAAGGAGTAAACCACTTGCCGACAGCGAGGCTGTACGAAGGTTTCACTCGTCCAAAAAGGTCTTCACAACCGAGAGGTGTACCAAGAAGAACTGTCGCACCTCCGGATATGCTAACAAACCAGTTGCCGGTTCGGGATGCCGGAAGTAGCACCCCGTTGAGATAGACGGGCTGCATCGGTTGAAGCAATTCCGCTACTTCATAATGAATAGTGTGTCGTACAGTGTCCTTCTGTACGGGTTGTACACTTGCTTGTGCCTGCAACGTGCAGAGCAAAGCGAAGATGAAAATAATTTGTTTCGTCATATTCCAATGATTTCATTAGTTATACTTTTAATCAGGTGTAAGGCGTATGCCATTTACCGTTTAGATTTCTTGCCGATAGTCGAGCGCATCATGCGGCTCGCCATCCTCATACAGCGGAGTGCCCATGCCCGATTGTCCTCGTCCTCGTCGCGTCCCCATTTGAGGTCACTCCCTCCGCCTCCACCACCATGTGATTCGGCAAATGTAGTGGCATCATCTACCATTCCGAGAAATAGCATTGTCGCACAGTGCATGATTTCCGTACCCCGCTCGGCGATAGACTGTACCAGTGAATCGTCAAAGAGCTGTCGTTCTGAAACATTCATTTGTGCCGATGCGTTACGATACTCGCTGATTATACTCTCCAGTAGGACGTCTTTAAACAAGCTATCCACTTTGGAGTGTACATCACGGGAATATTGATAGGCCTCCTCTTTGAGTTCTTCGGTACGTTCTTCAATGGCCCCCATCTCCTTTTTCAGTTCGATGAGTTGCCGGTCAGCCGTCTGCAACTTTTCCTGCTTGTCTGCCAGTTGTCTGATGATTCCTTGCAGCTCTTTTTCCAACATTTGTATTTGGATTGCCAATTCTGCCGCATTGCCTTTGTTTTCTTTTAAATTGTACTCGGCTGCCGATAACAAAGTTTCTTTTTCAGTTTTCTGCTTTTCAAGATTGCTAACCATTGTCGTAAGCCCTTTGACTCTGCGTTCTGCCAACCGGATGTCTGATTGAAGTTCACCCAATACCTGTTGATGGCGTTTGATATTATCCTCGATTGTTGTACACTCTTCAGACAACATTCGGCGGTATTCCTCAGTCGTTCTGTGCCGTGCACCCGTTTCGGATATGCTTGTTCCTCTTGACATTCCCCACTTTGTATTGACTTCTGCGAAAAAGTCCGTATGAAGTTGTTTCATTCTTGCACTATATTCAAACTTATCCTTACCGGCGAAGATTTCCTTGTACGCAAAGCGACTATCCTTGATTGGCAGAAGCGTACAGTGGATATGCGGGTTCAATTCATCCAGATGTACAATGAATGCAGCGATGTTCTGCTCACCATATCTGCCACAAACGAATGAATAAACATCCTTCGCCCAGCGTTCAATGTCACGCTTCCGTTCGATGCGGGTATTGTCCGCACCTTTTTCAAAGTCCACCTGTTGCGTACCGAAAGCAAGTTCCTGCATTCGCTTCCGTGAACCGCCGAAGATGATATTTACCACCGTGCGGTATTTTGGTTCGAGCAGCCCCTCATTAGGATCTTTGATTCCACGGTGACTTAATATGTCCGCCATCCGTTTGGGAATGCTACGGCTTGTGTCGATGGGATGTATTTTACCTCCGGGCGCAATCTCGAAGTTCAGCCGTTTACGCGTAGGATCATAATTTCCCTTACTCATAGCGTACTTCTCTGCCTTTTCACTACGGTCACGCAGATGTTCATTACTTTGGGCGGTGGTAATCCCTTTCGACACCTGCACGTCAAGTACCTGTTTTTGATTTGCCATACGTTTTTCATATTGTTTCGGACAATCTACCGTGTCCCAGCTTGCTGCTTGTTCGGACACCCTTCCCACCAACGTCAGGCAGGTGGGGTATTAGGCTCCCCCTTCCCTTTGTTCGTGGCAGACGGGCAAGCCCAGATGCCTTCTATAACTGGCAGGGATCTTCACTGGATACAAAAGTAGATTGTTGCGGTTATACGTTCTGTTTTCAATCTCCAATCTGGTACGTTGCCTCTTGTGCCTTTGCAGCGAATGCCAGAAAAGGCTTAAAAAGCGTTTTAAGGAACTCCCTGTCATCTTCATCATAATCGGTATTGTCATCCCTATCTACATCAAGAATAAGCCCGGCAATACCTTTCGAAGTTGCGACAAGTCCTGTCCAGTCCCCATACAATTCCAATCGGAAGTAGTCCATAAACTCTGCACTGTCGTCGAATCTCGACTTACGCAGTGCCCGTTGTATGGCGGCAAATGCAATGCACTCCAAAGCTACCATACGAATCTTGACAGCCCGTTCATCATCATCCGCTGCCAGATTGATGCGAGTGATACTGTCCGGAGATGGGCAGTTATCGCATATGCCAGCTTCATCCATTGCCCGACGAACAAGTTGTTCACACTTGATACCGGTCTCGTCAAGGGACACTTTGCCGATTATCCAATCGGACAATACCTCACGTAGCTGTTCTGCAAGGTTCAACTTCTTCTGTCCATTGCAAGACTCCGTGGATTGGCTGGTTTGCACAGTCATGGTAATGATGACGCTTTTGGAAAGCCGGATGCGATTCAACAAGCCGAACTCTTCCATTACATCCAAAAAAGAACGGACAGTAGCCCTATGCCAATGCCATTCCGATGAAAGGTCGGAAACAGTCACGTGGCACTGGTTGGGTTGAAGTTCGTAGCCTTTGTTCCTTAAAAAAGGGGAAACAAAACCTGCCAAAGATTTATCCAACAAATCACAGAAGGCTTCTGTCTTTGTTTTTCGTTCACCGACTTTTTCCTTGAGGTAGTCAAATACTTCTCTGTCTGCCAATATAGGGACAGCTATTTTCTGCTTGGTTTTCATTTTCATTTCATTTTTAAATTATTACTATTGTGCGGATATATCAGTGTTGCCGCTATCCGCATCTTGCGGCAATATCGCGTGATGATGGTCATAATAACTTTCGGCTAATAGTCCGGGGAATTTCATCCATTCAGAGATTATGCCTATGTCCTGAAATTCGGTCATAACCCGAACAGAGGGATAGAACAGGGCAGCCAAAAGAAGATAGGCGGCAGTTACCGCCGTCGTGTACAAGTGTGGAACAAAACTGATGGCCAATGCCACCAATGAGAGTATGGCAAACATACATGGTCGGTCACATAAACCTCTTAATAACTTGTCCGCTCTCCTAAATGAATATATAGTGGCACAGACAGCGGTTGAAAGAAAAATACCTAACTCTCCAACATGTCCGCTGATGTAAACATAGTGGAAGAGCAATAGCAAAATCAATACGACCCGTACATATAGTTTACGAGCCTTTACACTGTGTATCATAGCATCATAGAACCTTACCATAAAAGAACGGTGGCTCTTGTACAATGTTAATGGCAATACGAAAAGTATTATACAGAAGATAAGTTGTAGTATATTCCAAATCATAAATAATAGGGTTTTTCGCGTATTTGAATGGGTGGTATCACCAACTCTAATTGGACAATATTGTGGGTGGCCAACAGGATGATAACTTCGGCATCCCTCGGTGAAAGGTATATCGCTGCTTTCTTAATACGTTGCTTGAACGTATGCTCCTGCTTGCGGTAGGCTGCCAATGCCTTATCCAGTTTATGTTCTGGAATTGTCCATGTCATGCCTTTGGCGTATGAGCCTTTGTCTTTGTAAGCCCGCAGTATCAACGTGCGGGAAACAATGTAGTTGATATATCCGTTTCTTGACAAAGCATACTCCTTGTAGAAATTGTCATCAACAACCTCTATCCACGTCCGGTATTCCCTAATCCAATAAACCATTTGTCGGTATAGTGTATCCCGCATAACATGGCCATTAAAGGAAATTCATCAAGAGATCGTCTTTGTTCTTCTTATACTTGAATGTACCACTTTTGGAATGAAGTTCCAAATCAAGGCACAGCTCGCCGTACATCTGCTCAAGAGAATCATAGATGGTAACAAGAATGCTATTTACCTTACCGTCTGCATCTGTCTTGCAATTCATCTTGAACATCTGTCCAAATGCTGGGTTGGAGTATGCACAGGTGCTATGCCCGAATTTGTCAGCGTGCGTGGGGATGTGGTGGTAGAGAGTTATAAGCTCCATATCGTCCTCAAACAGATCCATCACTTCCTCCAAGTCGTAAGGGTCGCGTAGCGGGAAGGTCAGTAGGGCGTAGTCACCGTAGAATTGTGCTTCCTCCATTGTCGTCACATCAAGCAGTTGCGGTAGTTGCAGAGGGACAAATGTCATAAAGTCATTGAAAAAATGTCGTAACATATTCATATTTTTATATTGTTAGAGCGTCTGTATGAAAATATCCATAAGCATTCCTGGCAATTCAGTCAGTTGACCACTTTCCGATTGCAGGATTCGGCTCAAGGTTTTGAACGTCACAGGTGTCTGTGCCGCCATCCGGTCAAGTTGTTTCCGTTCTTTATCGGAAAGCAATGTCATAGAGAATCCGTCCAATGAAGTATAAGGTTGGATAAGCATCCATATATAGGCATGTGCTTGCGAAGAGGTCTTGATTTTTTTGTTCCGAACATCTTCTATACAAATCTGCATATTTTGTATTTGGCGACGGTTGGTGCGCATCGTCAAATAAAGCATAGCCTCCCGATAGGTAATCTCTTTTCTCTCGGCGGCAAGGAATATCTGCGAACAACACTGTTCGGTACCACGTGTGATGTCAGCCATACTCTCACCCTCGAAATCGTGCAAGTGAGAGAGGAACGCACGGAATATGGCATCTTCTTTAGTGATATAAGTAATCAGTTCATTGCGGCTATGTATGCCATTACGGATAGTTCGGGTCAGTAACATACGGTATGCCGCAAGGATTTGCTCTTTGTTACCCTTATGAAACGGAAGGTTATCCAGTGAGTTGAAAAATGGGCGGATTTCTCCAGCGGCATGATGCAGTTCCTCATCATTGTTATAAGGTGAGAACTCTCCTTTGAGAGCCAAAAGTTCCTGATAAGTACGCGTCTTTGAGAGGGCTAAGCGTGAGAACTCAATGCGGATAGAATCATGCAGTCTGATACACTCTTCACGCTGATTGGAATGGGGGTGACTGATCGTATCATTCCGGAAATGCCTAAAAACAGAGTCTTTTACAGTTTGCCATTGTAGGATATGTTCGGTCAATACTTGAAATGAAGAATCTTTCTGACGTCGTATATTGTACAAATACTCCCTGTATATTCCGGCAGGATCGTTCGTAGCTTCAGACAATGATTTGCCATTTCTATCGCTGCATGATATCAGGCCCAATATGGTCAATGAAACGATACATCTTCCAGTCAAAAATGATGGAGCCTTGTAGTATGATTTTAAAATTTTCATATTCAACAATTCATATTTAACAATGCAAATCTATATATTATTTTTGTTGCAAAAGCCCTTTTATATCGCATTTAGTATAATTTTTGGTATCATATTAACAATATGATTGTCAATGAAAATAAGTGCAAGAAAAAGAGCTAAAAAAAGGATTCAGCGAGATTTTTTCCACGATATGATTTTAGATTCAAATGAAAGTGCTATATTTGCACTTGTTATCAAAACAGTGTATATTAAAATGGCAAAAGTTGGCTATATATTCAAGGAAAATAATGACAGTTTTGATGCTGAGAGAGAATGGATGCAGCGATACGGTTGTGTACAAATCGTAGAGGAAACAGTTGAACATGAAACATTGAGACCTATGTGGAAACAGCTTATGGCGAATCTTCAAAGGGGCGATGAAATAGTCATATCCAAATTCAGCAATGCCGCACGCGGCTTAAGAGAACTGGCCGCGTTCATCGAACTATGCCGTATCAAAATTGTACGTGTCATATCCATTCATGATAGAGTTGATACTCGCGGTGAATTATTCCCCGGTACGACAGCAGCCGATGTGTTGTGGATAATAGGGGCATTTCCGGAAGAAATTGCCGCACTACGAAAATATTCCGCTCATGTCGAGAAGTTACGCCAGAATATCAAAGCCCCGGCTGTGCCAAAGGTATTACCTAAAGCTGAACGAGATAAGACAATCGTGGATATGTATATCAACGGTCATTCTTTCGATGATATTTGGGCTGCAAGCGGTTTTAGCAGCAAAAGTTCTATTTGGCGCATACTCAATAAATATGGCGTAAAACTTGATCGTGGCCAAACCAGCGGTCCGCGTGTCAAACAGAAACCGGAAGAGGACGGAACAAATGAAGGTGATTCCTGATAGAATTTTCACATAATCAAGATCGTATATTTGTTTTTCGGTTATTATTTTGTATTTTTATTATTGTTAAAACTATAAAAGTAAGACTTATGGGAGATATTATAATTGTATTGCTGGTATTCTGGGTTGTCGGCAAGCTCCTGAAGGGCGTGTTTGGCGGTTTCAGTAAAAGCAGTTTCAAAGATGATAAGTAGGCCAGCCAAGGGATGGGTACATACGGCCAAAAAGACTGGTTCAAGAGGCGTGAAATTGTAAAAAGGGAGTGGAATGGAATAAATATAAACGGAGCTTCCGGCAACAGGAATCCAGGATACATCGGTTGCGATATACCCTGAATCCATGTTGGATATTGTCTGTCCGGGAATGTTTAGGTTTTCCACCTGTACCCCTCGTCTGTCAGTTCCAAGTATTCCTTTAATTCCGGTTTTACGAAAAAAAGAATTTCAAAGGCTTCGTTACTTCCGTCATCGGGGAATGTCATGTCGGTTTCTCCATTTCGGATAATCCCTTTACCCACGTTGGAACCAAGGTCTTCATCCGCATAGGCATACAGAAACTCGATGTCCGGAAATTTCTCGGAGAGTGTTTGGATAAGCAGCGGCACACCTGCCCAAGCCGTATCAAACCAAAGCACGTTCGGTTCTTCAAAATTCTGATTAAGGGCATTCCATTTTGTACCCCAGTTGGCGATAGACCACTCGTACCAAGTGGTATAACCGTACTTTCTTTGATTTTCCAGATACAATACTCCAAGCTGTAACGCTTCTTTTCTGCCTTCTTCCGTCAATCCTTCCATCCATTGAATGACTTTCAAATCGTCCGGAGAATTGAATGGCTTGCGTTGCATTGCTTTGAGATATTTCATACCAAATTCCCCAGAAGTGGACGCCTCTATCAGTAGGTCCTTTGGCATAGGGATAATGTTGTTGAAATCAATATAGCAAGGCGTACTGTCTTCATCAGTTTCTCCTTTTAAGAAATCCATCACATTTTGTACTGTTTCTCTGTCTGCGTTTATTTCTAAACGGTTTGTTACATAATTGGGCATGATTTTAATTGTTTAAAAATTGGTTAGTATTAACTTTTATTTTCCCTATTGTCGGTTCTTTACTGATTGAACCGTTTTGGGATTTATGGATGCGGCAAACGGCTGTTGATACAGCTTCATACGGCAACTTTTCTTGCCAAATTACTCTTGCGCAGGAAGGAAGAATTTTGCAAGAAATACATTTCAAGTAGCCGAATCAAGCGCGACAGCCGACCTTTGCATCTGATAAAACCAAACCGGTGATAGGATGAAGAATAGATGGGAGATAAAATGAAAAATAATTAATATAAAAGAGGAATGCTATTCTTTTTGCAGAAATATAAAAAAGGAATAGAATGATATAATTATAAAAGAAGGACTATTATTGCCCTCTCAATTATAAGAGGGTATGTTCTCAAACCCCGACCCTTGTTTGTAATAATGTAATACCGTAACACCTCCGTTAAAGGTCGTTACGGTATTTTTTTGAATTATTCTTGTGTTACTTCCATAGCCTTGCTGTATTCTTTGATTTGCTCCATTGTCAGCCATTCGGGTTTTTCGTTTCCCCGGAAGCTGTCGTGGATTTTCGTCATATACTCAATTTGTGTCTTTTCAGAACCAGCCCACAAACGACGAGGACTTTTGTTTCCAAAGCCAAGATAATATTCACAGTCGGCTTGCAAACGACCCAATAACATATACCTGAATTTTAAATCATGCTGTAATACTTCTTCTATTGTCATACTCGTTTTCGTTTTAATTAAGTTTTTTATTTTCCCTTTTTTCAAGTTTTTCGACTTTGCCTGAAGGGTTGTTTTTCATGTGCGTCCCAAACGACGAAGCAGGAACGCAGTGCAAGGAATCGGGAATGAAATTTTATGAATACCGAAATCTATGATTTAGGAAGATTACGTCAAATTTCATTTCGGATAGCGTAGCGATACTTGGATAGCGTTCGTTCGCCGTAATTTTGCACACGAAAACAAGACCGGGCGAAAGTCTGGATAACGACAAGAAATATCAACATTCATTACATAAGGACTGTAAAAGAGAGCAGGCAGTTACGCTGCTATAAAAGGGAAACAAGGAAATTAAAAAAGTGGGCACGGGGCAATCTGTAAAAAAGGTGGCTGCCGCCTGTCTTCGGGCAAAAGAAGATACCATACCGATAGGATTTAACCAGTACGGTATCTCTTTGGTAGTCATCAGTACCATACTTTCAGAAAACCATTTAAAAACATTCGATATTCGCCTCTTGGAAAATCTGCGGGGCATGCTGATAAAGCAAAGGAAGATTCAATACCGCCATTGGATATTCCACAAATCCGCTTCTACGCTTGTAACCGGAATAAGTCGCTAAATTATTTGTCTCCAGAAACTCCATTGCATCCGGATAATGGTTCACATCAATAAATGTACGGTCTGGCAAATCGAGTGCATCCATGCTCTCCAAATTGACGGATAGCACGATATACTCTGCTTCATCTTCCACACTTTGCAAAGTAAGTGCTAACCAGCCATTGCCATAAAATTGAGGCATGAGATAAAAGCGTTCTCCACGAAACTCGTATTCTTTCCGCATTAGGGA